GAAAGATGCTGTGAAAGAGGGGCGGGCTTATTCACCTGCATATACTGAAGAAGATATGTTAACTAAAATGATGGAGTGGGGTGAAGATTCAATATATTGGAGAACTGAATATGAATGTGAGTTCGTGGAAAGTATATCAAATGTATTTAATCCAGAAAAAATTAAGGCGTGTTTCGATGAGTATCGACTATCAACCCTCGAAGAACCTATCGGAGGAGGAAATCACTGTACTGTCTCTGTTGACATTGGCAAATCTGTTAACTCTACTGTTATTAGTGTGTGGGCTTTACAAAAAGATGATTTTGGAGACATTGCACGTCTTATATACTTGGAAGAAATTAATCCTAGAACAGGGGGGCATGACATACCATATCAACGAAAACGTATTATGGATACTGCTCGTAGTTTCGGTGCTGGTCGTGTTATTATTGATGCAACGGGGATTGGTGGTGCTATTGAACAAGATATAAGGATGGAATGTATTAGTAGTAGTCCCCAAATACAATTTATACCCTTTATATTTACAGGAGGGCCTAGAGGAAGTAAAACTCAAATATATAGAGATTATGTTTCCTTTATGCAACAATTAAAGATTAAAATACCTAATCCAGATAATTTAGATATGAATCAACGTAGACTAGTTAATAAGTGGTTTAGAGAACATGTCGATTTAGAATATGTAATGGATGCAGCAAATAAAACAGAACGTATTAGTGCCCCAAGTGGTAGGCATGACGATTTCTGTGATAGTGCAGTATTAGGTATTCATGCCACTCTCGCAATGTTGCCCGGAAGTGCAACTGTCGCCTCTTCTGGAGGTGAAGGGAGAGCTAGAGCTCAACTCAATTCTAATATAGGACGACATTCAGGTGCGAGCCTTTTTAGAACAAAAGGACGCAATTTCAATATAAAAAAGGGATTTTCATTATGACGAAATCTTTATATACTGATATGAATTATTATTTAAATGGTAGCCATGGGATTATTCGATAGAGTACGAAGAGTTTTCGCTCAAACCGGAAGCGCACCTCCTTTCAAGGAGAACGACCCCTTAGATTATGGGGCAGGTGTAATTAAACGTTTGAAGATGAGTAACAACTACCGTTATGGTAGCAAAGGTGAGTATGAAGAACATTTAGGTAAACCACGTTTATATATGAATGTTTATTTATCTGACCCTATTGTTAGAAGTTTAGTAGACCTACCATGTTTTTACGCAGTTAAGGATGGTTTTGATATTGTAACTGATGATGAAGACGTAAGAGAAAGAGTAGAAGAAATGTTCAGAGATATAAACATTAAGAACTTATTATATGGATGGGTTCGTAATGCTAGAATCTTTGGTACTGGATATATGGAGTGGACCGGGGACAATTTAGTTCTACGTTCTAGCCAAAACATGTTTGTACAAAGAAACGAACATGGACAAATAAAATATTATTTCCAAGATATAGGAGAAGATGATGAAAATATATTTTTTGAACCGGAAGAGATTGTATCTCTACTTAACAACCCCTTCGATGATTACGGCTATGGCCTTTCTGACATCCATCCCATTCTTTATCTGGTTGACCTCAAAGATTATGCAGAACGAGACATCGGAGCAGCTCTCAACAAGTACGCTTCTTCTCGCTTTGATATATCTTGTGGACTTCCCGATATGCCTTATGGTCCTGACAAAATTAACGAAGTGGTTGAAGCCTTCAACACGTTAGAACCGGGCGAAGATATTATACATGGAAATGATATAGTAATAAAAGAATTACAAGGAACACAAAGAGCATTTGAATACGGAAAGTATACAGATGATATATTAGATAAGATACATATGGCATTGAAGGTTCCTAAAACAATGTGGACTGACCCTGATAAGGCAAGACCAATTTTTGAGCCATATGTTAGATATTTACAGACTATGATAGAATCAGCTATGAATGCACAGTTGATGCCTCAACTAGAAAACGGTGAGGCTAAATTTAAATTCAGGCAGATTAACATAGATGACGCATTCACTAAAGCCAAAACTGATATTATTTATCTATCAGAAGGTGTACTATCGCCGGGCGAAGTTAGAGAAGAGAGAGGACTTGATGCAGAAGGAGTTACAGAATTAGATATGGAAACTTCAGAAGATATTAAGGCATCTCCAATCAAACGAGAACAGAGTGATAAGAATGCAAATATCTCTGGTGGAAAAGACACTGATAAGAAAGAAGAGTCTTCCAGAGCCCAGAACAGAGGAAATAAACCCTCTGCCAATGCAACGGGGGATAGAGCATGAGCTATGAAAAGTGTATAGTTTCAGTAGGAACATCTTTAAAAGATAGGGGTTTTGATGACTCCGATAAGATAGCAGCTAATATGTGTAACATGTGGGCTGAAGAAAATGGTGTAGAGAGGCAGTTTGGAAGAAGTGTTTCTGAAATACCGGTAAGAAGGACATTTGGTCTTTCTATAGATGAAGGAGTAGAAATGAACTTCGCTGAAGGTGAAGACTTCCAAAGTGTAGAAATACCTGTTTTTGCTATAACATCCGGACCCCATGAGTATACTGAAGACGACTTGGAGCAAAAGGTTTATATAGAACCAGAGATATTAAAAAAGAATATAGAGGCTTTCAAAGAGCTTCCTATATACTTCAATCATCAACGCACACCTGAGGATTTAATTGGCATGGCTGCTAACCCTGAGGTAGTTGAATTGGAAAATGGAAAGACCGCCGTTAAAATGTTGGCTACTGTTAACAATAAAAACGATGTAGGTCAAGAAGTAATGAATAAAGTTAAGGACGGTGACGTAACACATGTCAGCATTGATTGGTTCTCGAACGATGTTGATGTTATGGGTGATACTTTCGCCACAAACATACGTCCAACAGAAGTGAGTTTCATTGATAATAATACAATGGACCCCGTCTGTAAGGAATGTAAGATAGGAGAGGAATGCGATACGCACACAGAAACCAAAGAAGAAGATTGCGACACTTGTTGTGATTCTTGTTCAGATGGCCATACGTGTGAGAGTGAAGACGGGAAACAAGAGGTAATAAACATGACTGAAGAAACAATTACTCCTGTGAAATCCGACGCAGAGAATTTAGTAGAACGCGAATTCGCTTCACTACGTTCACAGCTCGAAGACATGGAAGCATCCAAAGCAGAAATAGCTTCACAGTACGAAGAAGCCCTTAAGACAATTGAGGAATTCAAAGTTGCTGAAGAAGAAAGAGCTGCTAAAGAAGCAGAAGCTCGCAAGGCTGAGACAATTGAAGCAATCGTATCCAAAGAAATCGTTTTCGGTACTATCGAAGACGACAAAAAGGATGTTCGTGTCGAGGAATTAACTGCATGGGATGAACCAAGGCTGACTGGTTTCAGCGACGCTCTTGCTGCAATGCCGGTTCCTGATTCAGAAACAGAAAGAACTTTCGGAAAAGGTAAATCCAACGAAGGGGAAGCTGTTCCAGCAGAAACCGAGAGAAAATTTGCAGTCAAGATGGACAAAAACGGGCGTATTACGCTCAACAAAGAATTACTAACAAGAGGTAATTAAACATGGCAACAGAAATACTAGTAAACGATGGCGGTGCTCCAGCAAGGATTCTTCCTTTTACAGCTGGAAGCGCTATTACTGCTGGATATAGCTTACAAATGGGAGGAGACGGCGAAGTCGATACAATCGCAGCAGCCGATAATGTCCACCCAGTTGGCGTAGCATTAACCACAGTAAGCTCCGGCCAAGTGGCAAGTGTCATAACTGGAAAAGGTGTAGTATTGAACATGATGGTTTCAGGTACCGTAGGCTTAGGCGACCACGTCGCAACTTTAGCTGACGGCAATCTAGGACCCGGTTCAAGTTCCGCAGTATCTGTAGGAATATACATCGACCCAAGTGGCGCTCACTCCGGTGCAGCATCAATGCAACAGGTTCTGTGGTTCGGTTAGGTAGGTAGATAACATGGTAGCACTAAATGATAATTTGGCACCCGGTATTCTAACGACTTTGAACACAGGTGCGTATAACGCAACTGGTGGTTCAGGGGAACGTGTACTTATCGATTACAAAGATGCAATACAAGACTACAAGGTAACAAACCTTGCAGCTATGAGCATGTTCTGTGAGCCGATGACTACAGAAACTGGTGGTGATATTGATATCACATTCGCAAAACCTTCAATGGGGATGCAAGAAATAAACGAAGGTAACACTCCTAAGTACCAACACACTAACTTACGCTCAGAGAGAGTGTCTGTTAATGAATGGGGATTAGCTGTAGGTGTAACCCGACGTATGATAGAAGACTCAAGATTTAATGAAGTTGAGATGGCTTTGAACGAAGCCAGAAGAGCCGTCGACAGACACATGACCAAGCACGTAGTTTATGCGTTACTTGGAATTCAAGATTCAACCCTTGGAACTGGTGTAGACGGAGCAAGTATTGTACAAGCAACAACAGAAGCAAACATCGTTGACTTTTCAGACAACGTGTACGGTGGTTTCTTAGGAGCTGGTGGTGCAGTTAACGCAGGACGTATTTACTCCTACGGATTAACTAGTGACGCCCTCTTAACTAAGACTCACTACCAAACAGCTGCTGGTGGTGCAGGTGACGGTGAAATCGCAATGGCCGATATTACCGAAGCTATGGAGTTAATCGGTGGTCACGGATACACAGCATCCGAGATTATGATTTCCCCACAACACTACAAAACACTATTGAATTTGGCAGACTTTACAACTGCAATAGCTAGCGAGAACAGATACGTTCTTGATACGCCAGTTGAATCGACTTCCAGAACAGGTATTGTTGGTAGCTTGTACGGACTCAACGTTGTTGTTAACGCTTGGTGTCCACCTGACCGCATATTCATATGGGATGGAGCACAAAAACCTATGGCATATGTAGAAAGGAGACCATTGACTGTTGAAGAAGCAAATCCGGGATTCGGAATTGTTGGTTCATACATGTCGATGAGATACGGATTAAAGGTTATTAACCCAGCATCCGGTGTAGTCGTTATCAACGCTTAAGTAGATTAATGACAAGGCTTGGGAGTGAGCCTTAATCACTCCCACTTTATACTTTTAAGGAGTCGTAAGAAGATAAAATGACAGGAGAAATATATGAAACTACGTGATATACCCAGCGCATGGCGCTCTCTTGCGAACGGCCCCTTTCCTTCACTTTCTAAAGGAGAAATTGTAGGTTCATCAGATTCAGGTATACCTTTATCTTTAGCATCTGGTACTCACGGTTATGCATTAGTTGCAGACAATAGTTCAGAAACGGGCCTAGGATGGTCTGCTTTTGCGGGTGCTAATTTCTATCTTGATGGATTGACTTTTGGTACAGATTCTAAAATCACAGGTTCGATGACTGGTGTGGGAGATGTAACAGGTAATGCAATGACTACTTTTACTCCAGTAACTACATTTACTACTGGAGCTATATTCGGCGGCAACTCTACAGCTGCTGGATATATAACATTATTAGAAGATTCCGATTCAGGTTCTAATTATATAAAACTTCAAGCAGGAGTTATGGCAGGAGACACAACATATACTCTTCCTACAGCATATCCTGCAAGTAATGGATATACATTAGCATCCACAACCGCAGGAGTAATGTCGTGGGTGGCTAACTCTGATGCTAATTATTATACGACTTCAGCTTCTCTTAGTGCAGGCACACTTACGGGAGTTATTGCTGGAGGAGGTTCTAATTGGACAGCCAATTTAAGTGCTTTAGCTACTGGAGGTATTGCTTCTTCATCTCAATATTATAATACCTTTTATAATTCTTCCACTGGTTTAGTAGGTAGTGCTTATCTACAAACAGATGCTTCTGATAATATAATACTTAGTGGAGCTAGTAATATAGCTAAGACTGCGGCAGATTTCCAGTCAACTCTAGGAGTAAGTGGAACTTTAACGGTTAGTGGAGCTACTAATATTATAGATACGCTTAACGTAACAGGAAATACAGTAATAGAAGGTACATCCCTTTTATCAGGTAATACAACCATAACAGGTTCAGTATCTGCTACAACTAGTGCCAATTTTGGTACTACATTAACTGCAACAGGAAATGCAGTATTGGGAGGAACACTAACAGCTAGTGGTGCATCCCATCTTAAATCTACTTTAGGCGTAGGAAGTAA